ACTCTTTGTCCAAGCGAAGTACTAGAAACTGGGTCGAGAACAGCAGATTTAGTCAAAATGGAAACGGAGTCTGGTAGAACAATCAGATGCACCCCAAATCATAGGTGGTGGACTCAGAGATATGAAAGGGGAAGAAAGGAATTTTCTCCTGCTAAGGTTGGTAAAAGGTTGAGAATGGTTTTTGACCCTGGAGAATTTGAAAAGTTAGATGATGAGCAAAAGGAATTGTCCTACTGGCTTGGTGGCCTTTTTGATGGTGATGGTGGTTTTTGTGGTCAGGCGTTACTGTTTGCTCAGGATAAAAAGCATAATCCACAAGTTTGTAAAAAGATTGAATATGCCCTAGATAAGCTAGGTTATTTATGGAGTAGTAGTGTTAGGCCACCAGTAACAGGAAAAATAGCAGGTAGAACAATTAAAACTTCTGTTGAAATGCAAACGTATTGGTTAAAAGGGGGGGTGGAAGAAAAAAGAAGGTTTCTTTTACAATGTAACCCAGCCAAAAAAGATAAAATAGCTGAAAAAATGTTTATTGGTGGCGGTAGATTTGTCAAGTTAAAAGATAGGGTAACTAAGATTAAAAAGGATGGCAAGGAAAAGGTTTACGCCCTTAAAACAGAAACCGAAAACTATATCGTTTGGGGATATGCTTCTAGTAACTCAGCATTTTATGAAAATAATCCAATCGACCCAGACACGGCTATTATCAAGGATACCCAAGTCAAATATTTTACCGAGAGCCAAGGTGAAAAAGCCAGTGGTGTTGCCTTACTCCCAGATAATATTGTTATCTTTATTGCGGTTGACCCTGGTTTTTCTGAGGGGAGACTAGCTGATTATACAGGGTTTGTGGTGGTGGCGGTTGACGAGAGAGACAATTGGTATGTTTTGGAGGCAACACGGGATAAGGTCAGCGTTGGAGAGATGATAAACAAAATGTTCAGCTTAAACGAAGAATATGAACCTGACTCGATTAGTTTGGAAGTGATTGGGCAAGGGCAAGCACTACTTAGTTCTGTTCACAACGAGGAAGACCAAAGGCGAGTCTATCTGCCAGTCGTTGAGATAAAATCACAAGGAATGATGAAGAAGGAACAAAGGATAAGGGCAATCCTCCAGCCAAGATTTGAACGAGGCAAGGTTTATATTAAGAGGGAAATGGATGATTTATTTGATGAGTTAATCCATTTTCCGCTTTCTCAGCATGACGACTTGATTGACGCTTTAGCCCAAATTGAAGATATCGCTTATTCCCCTAGTGAAAAGAAAGAGAAGATGAAAACGAATTACAAGTCGAAACTAGAGGCGAGGATAAAAGGGAATAAAGACGATGAGATGATTGATGAATTTATGGGAGATGACTGGTAGCGTTTCCTATTTGTGGTAAAATAAAGATTATGGCATACCTCTTTGCGATTATTGTTTTATTGATTATCTATATTGCCTACGAAAGTATAGCTTCCCGAAGAGAGCGAGAGAAACTCCAATTAAAACTAATGAGTAAGAATGTGGGAGAATATAAAGAGGCGACTGAACCTGAGCCAGAAACAGTTATGCCCGAAGAAGAATTAGATGAACACGAAGAATTGGAAAATGTTTCTCCAGAAGATTTACTGAAGGCAAAGGATAATATCTAATGGTTCTTGCAAATTCTAAAAAATGGTCAAACCTGAAAGACCCTGAGAAGATTTCTTACTGTGATGGGCTTCTCAAGGGTTCAGTGGGCAATCTCTCTAAAAAACATATCGAATGGTATCTCAACCGAATGTTCCTCGATGGCAACCACTATGCCACTTATAACACTGTTACTCACAGCCTCGAAACTAAGCCTCGAAATAAGCACGAAGTTCGCATGGTGATTAACACCACTAAATCTAAGATTCGTTCCATTAAGAACTACGCTACTCGCCAAGAACCGAAATGGGACATTATTCCTGGTGATATTGACGAAGAGACGATTAAGAACGCTAGGCGAGGCGGGAAAGTAATGGACTATCTTTACCGCCACCTTCACCTAGAACAAACAGTTGATGGTGTAGTTGATTCGATTCTTAATACCTCGATAGCTTGGGTGGAACTTGACTGGGATTCTGAGGCCGAGGGGGGAATGGGGCAAGTTAAAATAATCTTTCACGACTCATTTGATATCTACCCCGATGTATCAGGCAAACTTTACGCTGGTAAGTATGTTGGTCGGTATCTCGCTAAATCTACCCGAAGGGCTGTTGATGCAATCAAGGCTGACAAAAGATACAAAGATGCTACCAGGAAAAAGGTAGTCAAAGATGATGACATCGCTGAATCACCGATTAAGGCAAGAATCCTTAGAAAAGAGATGGCTTTTAGTGATGCTGAAGAAGAAAATATTGAAAAAGCTACGGTGAAAGAGTTTCTGCTCTGGGATGACGAACCCGAAAAGGGCAAAGGCAATATTCACCTTTTCACCTATTCTGGCAAAGAAGTCTTACGGGATGAGGCAACTGACTTTTCTGAATACCCGCTTTATCTTTGCCAAATCGAGATGAACCCCAATAGGATTTATCAACGCTCATGGACAGCCGATGCCATTCCTATCAATAAAGCCATTGACCGTTTCGTTTCCCAAAAGATTATGTATGTTAATAAAGCTCTTATTTATAGGATTATTGCTGAAAAAGGAGCTTATCAGGGTAGGATTACTACCAGCCAGGGTGAAATCATTGAAATTGCTAAGGGTAGGAAGTTCAATCAAATGGCGATGTCTCCACTCCCTGCTGACATTGACAGCCTGCTTGGTCAATTAGACAGGTATCAAGAAGACGTTTTGTCGGCTCACGAAGCCTCGATGGGGGCTTTGCCAGCAGGGGCTAGGTCAGGTAAGACTTTGGAGGCACTCCAAGCGGCAGAGGCTAACTCCCTAGCAGGAATTAACCGCTCGCTTCGTTCTTTCTTAGAAGTAATCGGCAAAAGGATTTTAGAGATTGCTGCTGACAAGTATGTTGCCTCAAGGATAGTCAAGATTAGCGACCCCGAAAGTGAAACGGAGGGAGAAGCCCCTGGCGAAGCAAGAAACTACCTCAAGGTAATTGGAGAAGGAGCTGAAAGTAAACCAAAAGGTTCTACTATAATTTATAAAGACAACGAATTGATTGTTACGATTGGTTCATGGCTTGGTCACACTAGGGAAGCTCAAAGGGAGACGATTCTCGAATTAGCCCAAGTGGGATTTTTACCTGCTGAGGAAGTCTTGAGGCAGTTCGAGTTCCCCAACATTAACGAATTATCAAAGAAAGCAAGAGAGCAACGCTTAGAAGAACACGAATTGAAGGCTGATATTGCAGGGAGGCGAGGCGGAGGAGAGGGTGGTCAGCCAACCCAATCTCCAACTGATGAAATGGTGCGTTTAGCTGACCAGGAGAATATGCAAATGATGAATGGCGAAGTTCTCCCACCCACAGAGGGAGCAGATTTAACGCATACCCAAAGCCATTTAGATTTTATGAAGACTGATGTTTATAAGTCAGCTTCAACGAAAGTTAAAGATACGATTAGAAGTCATGCCGAGGGCGAAACACAATATAGTGGTTTTGAAGGGAGATAAAAAATGGCATTGGCTAAAGTCACTAATCAACGAACAAGAGATTCTTTCAAAGAAGTTGGTTCACAAACCACTAGAGCTGTTACTATTTTCGATTCTTCTGGCGACCAAATAAACCTTGCCAAAGAATCTGATGGCAACCTAGCCAGTATTAAAACAAATACCGACAATATCCCCTCCGACCCCTCAACTGAAGCGAAGCAAGACGATGTTATCACTGAACTCCAAGTGATTAACTCGCTTGTGCCTGACGCTTTTGATTATATCGCCCTTTCCTATACTTCTAGTAATTTAACCGAGGCACTTTTTAAAACAGGGGGAAGTGGCGGGTCAACAGTTTCAACCCTAACCTTAGCTTATGACGAGAGCAACCAGTTGACTAGCGTAACCAAGACATGAAAATACTTTTTAACCCTTTGTCGGGAAAATTTGATTACACTTTTTCGCAAAGTGATGCAGTTTTAGTTGATACCAAGGCGAATATCCTTGCCACTACCCCTGATGCTGGCAAACTCGCCTACGCCACCGATACCCTAGAATTTTACCTCTATGACGGCACTAATTGGAAGGTAATGCCTTTGGAATTGGAAACGGAAACCTCAACTCCTGATATGGGGGCTTACAATGCTGATGGATTAGGAGTAAGCGACAAGGCTGGTTACTACAAAGAGGCAATCACTGACAAAGACATTACCAACAGCCGTATTTTAAGCAGTGATAGAGCTGAGGAAGGTTCAATCAGGACAACCACCGCAGGAGTGTTTCAAATTTATCTTAATAGCACTTGGAACAATGTTGTTATCAACTTTGTTTTAAGAGAAGATAGTGATGGGACTTACGAATTAGAACACGCACCAGTTGGGTTTGATTGGTATTATGAAATTATGAGTGGAAATTCAGACAAGATTGGGATTGACGGCAGACCGATTATTACCCAGTACAGTTGTTCAATGGGCTGTTACCAACAAGACCTCGTGTTGGATGGCGGTCAGTTTTGAGGTAAAATAAGAATATGAAACAAAAGTGTTTAAAATGTGGAAGATTTCGTAAAGAAGGTCATCAGTGCCCTGAAAGGAAGGTAAGACCCGTAAGGTTATGTGAAATTTGTGGGAAATCATATGAGAAACCTGTTGGCCTCGGTGGAAAAAATTGGGGGAAAAGAAAATATTGTAGTCATAAATGTTATTCTAAAATGGTTAAAGTGAGAATGTTGGGTGAAAACCATCCTAATTGGAAAGGTGGAATAGCAAAAAATAGAAGTAAAAGATATGTTGGTGGAGAATATCGGGAATGTCGAAAAAAGGTCTTTGAAAGGGATGATTATACTTGTCGGATATGTGGGGCAAATAGTGGGAGTTATTTAGAAACCCACCATATAATTCCAGTAAGGGAAGCCCCAGAAAAGGAATTTGATATGAATAATATTTTAACCTTTTGTTTACCCTGTCATATCGTAATAGATAGATACAGGGCACAATTTTTTCTAAGGAGGTGATTTCTAATGGCAGATATTTATTTCTC